CCGGCTAATCTTCACCAATTCAATCCGAAGATTTTCATGGTTTTTTATCATGGATGCATCCCTCTCAGCGTAAATCTACGTGAGGAAGCGGCATCAGTTCCTGCGGGTAGGTGGGAGTCCAGGTTTCGCAACCTGGTCTCTTGCCTATCCAAGGGGTTGAAAGGAGACGAAGACTCAGGCCTCGATGAGGCTTGGGACTACGTCTACACAAACTTATGGGAGCACAGATGGGGAGGTAATACCTTCTCATTCTGTAAACCCAAACAACAAATTGCCATCTTGGCCACTCGTACCTACTGGTACAAGCGGCTTAAGAGGCATAACAAAAACCTTCTCCATAGGTTGTTAGAGTCCCGTAACGGGGCCCTACAACTTAAGGAGATCTTACATACAGCGGATGGAGTATTAACGACCCTGTTAATATCCTATCCCGAAATATTTGTTACGGCTAGAGACCAAAGTGCTTACTTGGTTTCTGACCGTATCATGAATAGTGTGATCTCCAACGGGTTACAAGATTATGGCGGTCTTGTAACCTCGTTGAAGAAAATGCGAAAAAGGGTTCGAAAATGTGCTTTCACTGGCGTGAAAGCCACATTAACCGAACACGAACAAAGACGACTCGCGTGGGCTCAACTGGTCATTGATCAGTTCAACTCGCGCGTAGGAATCAATAGTAAGTCCAACATGTTCCGGGCCTGCGTATTCACGCAGTCCAGAGCATCTGGGCTAGGAAATAACAAGATGGCGGCCGAAGCAATAGACAAGTTTATTGCTGAGGTCACCGTCGAAAAGGAGTTTAAACCTGACAAGGATCTAATCGAGTCAATCGATTTTATCCTTGATCAGGTTGTCACACAAGCAGCTGGGAATCCCCAGTTCAGGATCTCGTTGTCAACGAGTGCCTGTACTGAGAATTCCAAAAAAGAAGAAGGGAAGTTCGGGTACTTGCGTAAAGTACCGGACCTTCCCTACATCCCACCGTTTAGTGTTCGCAATCCTGGAGGTCAGTTGGGAAACTGGGCCTTCAGGAAAGCGATCGAAAAGGTAAACTCTAGTAGTGACGACATTTATAAAACAAATGTCGCCGCTATTAGGGAAAACGCAAAGGTTAGGGTTGTACAGAGTGGATCTTTTTACAAAGATGCACTCTTACAGCCCTTCTCTCATATGACAATCCAAGCTGCAAAGAGCATGCGCTCTTTGAAGAATGGATTATCTTCTGGTAGACTAGGATGGAACTTCATCAGCCGGATCGATCACCTCGATCCGGTTGATGGTCACGTCCTATTCGAAAAACATAAAAGGATAGTAAGTCTGGACTGGCGTTCAGCCACAGACATACCATCCTTTAAATCAGCACACATGGTGATGGGTAGACTCCTCGAAAAGATGAGACTACCCGCCTCCATATTAGATCCCATCAAATGTATATGGCCTGGTCCAAAGGACATATACATTAATGGAAAGTTCCATTCGGTCCAGGTCAATGGTGTCCCCATGGGGGACCCACTGACCAAGTCGAATTTATCTTTAGCTCACCCTATCTGTGAGGCGTACGCCTCAAAGAAAGAGCCGAGCGTAAAAGTTGTGCACGACGGCAACGGGGATGATACTGCTATCATCCTCGGTGCCGACGAACCATCTAAAATGATTAGGTGGGTTCAGTACTTCAACAACGCGGCAGCGATGTTGGGGTACGAACTCTCCGAAGACGACTTCTTCATAACAAGTTCCTGGGGAACTTATTGTGAAGAAGTCTTCCACATTCCACTTGACCGCTTTAACACCGTGAGAACGGCGTCAAAGCTCAAGGACAACAGACTGTTACCATACCTGGACCATCCCAAGATGAGACTGGTATTGGACACAAAGAAAGACAGGAGAGATTACTCATCCGTCAAGGACGGAAAGTACACTCTTCTAGGTAAAGACACAGAGTACTCGGAACAAGGTGTTGAAGGACACTTGTTCCAAGTAGCCTCTGTTATGCAAGACATATGTCTTGGACTGAGATACGAGCGCAGGCCCGTATATCTTCCAAGACAAATCTTTAGTGTAGGCAAAATGCCAGCTTTCTGGAACACAGAAAGCTGGGCAAATGCCATATGGAGTCAAATTCCCAAGGTCACGAACGTTACCGTTCAAGCCCTGAGGGAATTACTAGGAGAAGTTCCAAAGAACTTGACTAACTTAAGGTCAGTCAAGACTATGGAAAGACATTTTGATAGTGAGGCCGTCACTGAGGTATTTTCAATACCTGAGGACGACCCCATTAGAAATTATATAATCGTCCCAAGGGACCTTGCTAGCAAGGTCCCTCCGGGCGTATTAGATAGACTAGTTGCAAGTAAGCACCTAACCACTTCTTCAGAAGTGGAGGCGCTATACTTGTACATGAAGAGAGTGGAAACCCTCCAACAGACTGTCGAACAGACAGATCTGATGGAGATGGTTTTCTCGAGATGTACCGAAATGCCTTCATACACTTTTGACGAAGTCAAAAGAGTATGTTCGGATTTCAAGGAAGAGTTCTACAAAAAACGATGGGCTGTAAAGCCCCTCGTCGATGTAGACTATTATTTCACAGAGGATATTGACGAGTTTAGAAACTCTGACCCCCGGAATGTTGACATTCCGGAGTTCCAATACCTCAAAAGATTTGGGAAGAGAATTCCTCCCAGCACGCCTAAAACGCGTGCTGAGGAGGAACTCTATAGATGGTTTTGTGAGTGGAGACAAAGTATTCTGGATGATGAATACTATGAGCTCCCCCCACTACAATTACTAGAAGACGACCCGTACATCATCCAACAGATTGGACGCGATGAACGGGAAGTTGCAGTTATTGTGACAGATGACAAGAAACTTTGTAGACTAGCGTCTAACAAGTTTCTTGACAAGCTGATTTTAAGAATATCCATCCGAAATTGGGTTCTCATGGACGCCGATGAGAAGCCAGTTTTGGATGCATTAAGAGATGATTTAAAGGTGCCTGGGCATGTCCTCGTTGACGAGGGCAGCCTAGACGCCTTTTTATGGAAAACAGATATCGATCCGCTCGCCTTCCCTGGGTGGGACGAACGGATCGATATGAAAAAGCCTAGGGAGCAAGAAGACATTTACAATGTCTACTTGCCACCTATCAAAACGTCAAACGTCTACGATTTCGTTGAAATCATGGACGCAAGACGTGCAGTGAGGATCCTTGGACGACGAGGTGGCGGCTGATAGTTTCTGCTATCGGCCGTGCGCACACCTCGGTGAGTCCGGATCCAATTTGCCGGCAATCACGTACACGCGTACGCCGTGGGCTGGACCTCCGAGGAGGTGCCGCACGACGCGTGGGTCACGAGTCAGTG